TTTACCTTGTCGCCGTACTTCTCTTTCCAGCGGATCGCACGACGCGCAGCGGCTCTTGCGCCAGCAGGTGCGCGGTAGGTGTCCTCTTTGTCGAGTTCGGTAGATGGGACGTGGACAGAAGATACCGTCGGGGAGGACTTCTTCACCCACAACCCATCGGTCTTGTTGTACCCAGCCTCTTTCAGAGCGGCCCATGCAGACGCCATAGCGACGGACTCAGACTTGCCGGAACCCAGTTGGCTGTTCACCACAGTACGAAACAAGTCCTGCCCATCAGAGGACGGGATAATGCGGCGTAGACGTGCGGGAAGGGTGCGATACGGCATTGAGCGTCCATCAGAAAATCAACTGTGACCCTTATAGCACAGTTTTCGACGGACTTACAATGAACGGAAAACGCCGACCCCATAAGGATCGGCGCTATATCTAAGAGGTGTGTGGCATTTGGGTAACGTCAGGGAACAGAGAAACGACGGAAAAAGCTGATACTTCGGAGCATAACGTCGTATGTCTGCAAGGTATGGTCCTTTCTGCGTGTGTGGACAAGACCACTATAACACAGTGTCAGGCATCCTCAATCCATCCGAAGTACCCGCCAGTTATATCAGCGGCCTTGTCGCAGCTTGAGGTCAAGCCGACCCACTCTCCTGGGCTGATCGGGAACGGGCCGAACCCGCCCAGAGAAACAGAGTTGTCCTGTACACCAACAGCCGCAACGGGATGTAGCACACCTTCATCAGCAAAGCTGTCACCGTTGATGAATGTGGTCTCCAGTTTAACCATACACCTCGCAGCAGCGGAGCCTGATATAGCCCCAGCGTAGAGCGCGTTAATCATAAGGCGCTTACCCGCAGGTACGCGTTGCATTGTCGTGTTGAACTGCACGGAGCCAGCAGGAATGTAGAAGTACGTCGTCCCGCCGTTAGTAGCCGCGATGTTGCCCACCGCGCTGGACCCGTCAAGGTAGTACGCATTGTTGATCGCACGGATGTCCGTGGCGTCAGTTAAAACTGGCGTTGTGCCATTTAACTGGATCGCCTCGACGCGCTGTATCAAGTCACCATCCAGATAGCGCATCTTGACCACGCCAGTGTCACTTGCGGACGATGACACGACAGACAACTGGATGCTGTCAGGCACAATGAACGCGGCTGGCATACCATTTTCAGTGATGATAATGTCGTCTTCTGCGCCAGCCGTAAGCCTATTACCAAACGCGCTGTACGGATACGCCCCAGGCACAATACCACGCGCAATGTCAGCAGCGTTACTATTGCGCCACAGTCGCTCGTTCCAGCCGGACGTTTTCGGGAACTCAGGCATTGTCGTCCACAGGCGGTGTTGGCCGCTGCCTGTTCGGGTCGATAGCAGGGAGGCCAGCCACATCGCGCAGGTGGTTCTCCGTGGTGTCATCAGGGAAGAAGTCCACGCCAGACATAGACAGGCGCTGGATGTACTGACCAAGCTCGTCAATATCCACAGGCGCTACGCGGCCACGGGCGATCTTCGGCATTGTGTCTGGGTCCATCCCGTTCAGTTCCCACAGGTACGGTAGCAGCTTGCGGTTAAGCTGCGCTGCAATGGTGTCCGCGTAACCCTCAAGCGCCTTGAGGAACAACTCCGCCTTTGACTTGGACAACGCAAAACTGCCACGGTCATTCGCACCCAGCATAACGAAGTCGGCCATAACCGAACGCGCAATGGCTTGCTCATAGCGCAGGATGACCGCACCAGTGTCGATGTCGCGTGTGCCCTTGGACGCAATCAGGTCAAACTCAACCATCAGGTTGTTGGTCTGCTTACCGTCCTCATCCGCGTAACGATCAGACGGCAGGATAATGTAACCCTGCTCGTTGCGTTTCACATCACGCGCAATGGTTTTCATCTGGTTGAACAAGGCTTTCTGCCCATCCGTCGCGTCAGATGACATATATTCAGACGGAATACGCACAACGGGTAGGCCGTTTAGCTCACGCTCGATACCAACACCCTCGAAATAGCGGATGTTGTTTGCTGCTCTCCATGACGTGTACCCAGAACGCAGCACAGAACGGCCAGAAGGCTCGCTTGAGATAGAAGTGGTGCGGAAATGCAACAGTCGTGAGTATGGGATGAACACGTTTTTCTGCGCGGCCACCTGCCACACACCCTGCACATCGCCAGTTGCGTTGGTCTCAAATCTGTCGATTGTCCATTGGGCGCGTCCTGCCAGCTTCTTCATGCGGATCAGACCGTCGGCATCACGGCGCGGCACCATCTCAAACAGGCTGAACCCATAGGGTAGCATCGTCAGAACGTCAGACACGAACTCCTCGAACGACTTGTCGTCCATGCGATCCATCACTGACCGCACGAAGGCGTTGGCATCTTCGCTGTCACCCTCGACGCGCCACTCAATAGAGCGCAGCATCATGGTCATGGAGTGCAGAATAGCGCCAATTACGGCGTCGTTCTCGCTCATCTCTCTGTATTTCTTGACACCCTGACGACCACGAAGCTGGACGACAAATTCGTCTTGCCTCAATCCCCAACTGGCATCATAGTCAGAAGAAACGCCAAGTTCTTTATATCTAGGGGCCATTTTTACGCTGTCCTCGCCGGAATTTCATGTGTCACCATAAGGCAAATAGGCGTAAATGCCAATGCTACACCGCCTTGGCAAGATTATCCTGCTTTTCACCAACAACCATCAGCATTGGCTTTTTGCGGGCCTTGGTGCGTGTCATTGGGGCCAGAGCATTGAACGCGGACGACACGGAGTCCACTTGGTCCATGTATTTTGACTTGGGGAAGAACCGAAGTTCGTCCAAAAACGCCTTCGTCCATGTGCGCTTCAGCACAGTCACCTTGCCGATCTCGACCTGCGCCGCGAAAGGCTCTGCGCGTGTTGTCTTTGCGCCTGACTGCGGCTCGGCCCGTGCGTTGTAGCCCGCCAGACCAGCGATCAAGTCCTCAACGACGACTTTACCCGCAGCGCCGGGGTCTTGCGGCAGGATAATCTTGGTGGCCATGCCATCTTCTTGCGCCGTGTCGTTAATCAGTTTGCGCACTGCACCACCGCCAAGCTGCGCTCTCTTCACGTCAACAACGTAGAACTGCTCGGACTCCTGCCCGTAATACATCAATACACCCACGGAATAGGCACCAGCGCCCTCGGACGCCGCCAAGTCCCATGCGCGGACAGCGATGAACGGCTCATCCGGCAAATCGTCAACGACCTTGATGCCGTCAACTTGAATAAGACCACCTTTGCGGGGAACAGGCGTTTGCTGTAGCTGCGCTGCCGCCGCGTATGGCCCCATTGCCTTCTTGAGCCGCTCCACGGCCTCTGCACTGAAGCGGGCGGGCCACATCAGTTCGTCGTCTTGTGTGCGGGGGTCGGTCCATCCGATGCTTGTGGTCTTGCGCATCGACTCATCCCACTCCATCGGTACGTTCAGATGGTCATAGCCAAGGTCAATCGCCGCGTTGTACACGTCATTTTCGTGAATCCGCTGTCCGATCACCACGATTGGGCTGTTATCGAGGTCGTTTACGCGAGTCTGGAAGGTTTCAAGGAACCATTGCACCGCTTCAGAGCGTTTTGCGTCGGATTCACCCTCAGATGCGTTATGCCCGTCATCTAGAATCAGCGCATCTCCGCGAAAACCAGTGGTCGCACCGCCAACCGATATTGCCCGCATACCACCCATATGGCTGTTGTCAAAGTTGACCTTCGCACCCTGCTCGGCGCTGATCTTGACGCCAAATGTGTCCTGATACCAGTCCGTCTGGATGATTGTTCTGGCGTAATACGAATCTCGCTCCGAAAGCGTCAATGCGTAGGATGCGCCGATAATTCGCATCCACGGCTTGTTGGTCCACAGCCAGAGAGGGTACATCACGCGAGTTAATCTACTTTTTGAAGCGCCAGGCGGGATATTTATCACCAAACGCTTAATATCACCTCTTGCAACGGCCTCAAGGTGTTCGCAAATAGCTTCTAGCACCCAACCCTGCTTCATAGGTGCGCCCGGCTCAAGAATAGGCCACGCCTGTTTGGTGAACTCAAGCAAAGACCGCTTTGCGAGTTCCTTCTTGATCTCACGCTCAAACTCAGGGGCGTTCGCCAGTAATGTGTTGGGGTCAAGTATCATGGGGCCAACGATATAGCCCCATGATGTTGCTTACAAGCCTATGTCACGCGCAAAGACCTGTACGTTCTTGCGCAGTTGGTCCAAGTCGCCGTTGTTGTCTATCACGTAGTCTGGTTGCGCATTGCGCTCGGTGATGTCCATACTACCCGTCTCAGGCGGTAGATGTTCGCTTCTGTCAACCCACACCACATAGTCGAACAGGTGCCCGGAAGCGACCAACTCGTCCATGCGCCTCATGCCAACGTAGAGATCATACTCGCGATCCAGCATAGTGCGGGCTGTGCGGTCCTTGCGTGGGGTGTTGTACTCAGCGATCATGCGCATCCACGTCTCGCGCCAGTTCATGCGGTCCGCGAACATAGCCTCAAAGCTGTCGTACCGCGCCTTCCCCCAGTCCTCCCATATCACCTCACGCCCAACGAACTCGGACGAGGATGTGAACTTGAAGCCATACTCCTCAGCCAGCATCTCAGCAACTGAGTCTTTACCGTGACGAGCGTAGCCAATTATCAAGAGGCGGGGTCTGCGCATGGCGTCCATGTCATCGTGTGTCATCATAGAGATGACTCCAAAATGAAATAAGTTAGCCCTATGAGAATCGGGATAATCGGGGCGAAAAACACAATAAGACTAAGAGCCGCATTGTCTATTTTTTCTACTGTGAACCAAGACCACCAAAGCACCAACATAGCAAAAATACAACTTGAGAAAACCACACCAGCGGCCACAAAAAGAGCATCATAGTCCATCACACACCTCCTTCAATCTAATCGACGCCTGTACAGCCCAGAAGAACTGCTCGGCTGTCTGCGCCACGTCGTAGGCCGCTTGCAGGGCCACCAACTGTATGTCCTCCGCCAGCGCATCTGCACAGGCGGAAGCGTAGTAGTCATGCGGCGTCGGGGTCATGGACTC